ACACGCCGCAACGTGTCCTTGTACTCCTCCAAACCCGTCGCACCGTACGAATACCCAATCATAGTCTCCAGATCATGCCGCAATGCAGCGATCTTCTTCTGCGCCGCAAAAGCCTCAACAGCCTCCGCCTCCGCAGACCCCGTCAGGCTCTTCCAAATACTGGGGTTCTTGGCCTTCTCAGCCGCATAATTCACATCACTCACCGCACCGGCAAACTTTACCAGCGCAGATGTCGCGTCACGACCCGCCGCAATCAAAGTCTGCGCGTTGCTAACCGCACTCGCGGCCATAGCCAGCGCACTGATCGGATCCATCTCTTCGCCCTAACTCAAACTTCCAGAAGCCCACTCCAAACAATGCTGCCCAGCAATCCACCACCCAGCCAAGAGCCGAGGTTCAAGGTCCAAGAGACCATCAGCTAAGGCCTCGTTGCATGACTCTCGGTCCTCGAAACTCGGACCTGGGATCGTCTTGCAACCAAGCTCCATGCTGCAGATGAGGATCAACGGAACAAACATCTCGGCCATCGTACCATGGACGGCCAAATGAAAATATCCCCGCGATTTTTGGGACCAGAAAACATGCTTTGCGTTTGCATCAAATAACTAGGGGTGGGGGACTTGTGGTCTACTTGTGACCCAATGGAATTAGGTCCGACAAAATTTACCGTACCAACTACATAGGCCCGCGCCTGGAGAAGCCGGGGCCAAAAAGGGGGGTGGGGGGTCGTCGTGGCGCGCGTTGGCGAAGGCGAAGGCGCGGGGTTACCCCGAAAGGCGGGGTGGGGCGGGGCGGCAAAGGTATCGAAAGATAGTGGCAAGGCTGTTCCTGGGGCGAGTTTCCTTGTGCGTGGCATGTTGACAATCAACAAAACCTATGACCATATCTTGGATATGGCAGGGCGGTCCTGCCATTTAACAAGGAGTTAAGAACATGGCGACCATCAACCAATTGCTCAATGCATTCCAAGCGGCAGAGGCCTTTGACGCCCGCGTCAATGGCACGTCCAAGGACGTTGCACGCGCGGAGCTGGAAGCTCTGGCCCGGTTCAAGAAGGCCATTGAGATCCGCATCACGGCGTATCGCGAAGTCGCGGTGCAGGATGGCATTGCTGAATTCAAGCAAGTCTGGACCGACGAGCATGTCGTGAAAGGCCACTATAAGAACCGCTTCACGTGGATTGACTAACAGACTTGTGCCCCGGTCATGCGTGATGTATGATCGGGGCATGCACCTTATGCATCTTAACAAGGAGAACAGAACAATGGCTAACCCCTTCGCAAAGTCCCGCCCGGTCACGCAGCCTTATGCAATCTATCGCGCAGGCGATATGATCTGGCACGTATGCAAAACCTATAAGACGCCCAAGAACGAGGCCACAGATGCCTATGCGCGCTGGTTCGTATGGGCCAAGTCGCCCATGACCTTTGGCGAATTTGAAGGCGGCGACACATACCGCGCCGAGGTGATACGGTATGGCCGCCTCGTGGCCGCCGAACCCGCGTGGCTTGAGTTGATGCAAGATACCGGGTTCATCGCGCACGGACACAAGGTGCCGACGGTCCAAGATTATCTGTGGCAGACGGCAAGCGCGTGATGCACCGGTGACCCGCCCCGCAAGGGGCGGGCATCCCGTGCACCAGGCACGTTAACCAGAAAGAAAGGACAGACAATGCACCTGCATTACATCACCGATCCCGGCCATGGGTGGCTGCTTGTGACCGTCGCGCAGCTCGCAGAGGTGAACCTCGATCCGGGATCCTTCACGCGGTATAGCTATCGCAAGGGCGACACGCTGGCGCTTGAAGAGGATTGCGACATGGCCACGTTTCTTCTGGCCTATCAGGCGGTCAAAGGCGAGACGCCATTGATCCGAGCCGAGCACCTTGACCGTGATGCGCCGATCCGGAGCTGGACGCGCCTTTAATCTAACGCCAGGGACGTCGGACCGCCCGACGTCTCCACCTGCCACGCCCTCGGGCGTGGCCTTTTTCTGCGCGGGCGCAGGGCCGTTGATATATAAAAGAGAAACAGAGGCGCAGGGCCGCAGGGCCGCAGGAAAATTGCCGCTTGTGCTTTACTTGTGGATGTGAGACAATACACGCGGGCACTCTTGCCCTTTAACATGAGGACAACATGCAACACGCTATCATATACAACGGGCCGAGCCTCTTGGATGGTAAGCCTATCGTGGTCATCGCGACCTATTCAAACCGCAACTCTAAGACGGGCCGCGTCGTTCAGACTTACATACTCCGGGCCGATATCAATCCGCTGGAAGCCTCTAAGACGGGCGAAGATTATTCCATCTGCGGGGATTGCGTCATGCGCGGCACCCCGACATCGGATCCGGAGCGCAAGCAAGCAAAGGGCCGTCGCTGCTATGTCAACTTGGGCCAAGGTGTGCTGATAGTTTACAAAGCTTTCCTGCGCGGGGTGTACCAAGCCGGAGCCGCGCGCGACATGGGACGCGGGCGCTTTGTTCGCGTTGGCACGTACGGGGATCCGGGCGCGGTACCGTCGCAAGTTTGGGATGAGCTGCTAAGCGAAGCCACCACGTGGACAGCCTATAGCCATCAGTCCGGTTGGCGTCCCGACATTGCCATGCAATCCGCCGACACATACGCGCAAGCTTGGGCGCATTGGCGCGCGGGCCGTCGCACGTTCCGCGTGATAACCGGGATCGAGCACCTCGACAAAGCGCACGAAGCCCTCTGCCCGGCATCAAAAGAGGCGGGCCAGCGCGTGCAATGCACCGCATGCAAGCTTTGCAAAGGCGGCACCGCTGCCAAGTCCATCGCAATCGTGGAGCACTAAGGGCAGGGGGCCGAGGCCCCCTATCCTACCTCCTCGGACATATGTGATCACAACAAAGGCGCAGGGCCGCAGGGCCCTGGGGCCTCGTGATCACATGCCCAGAGCAAAGGCGCAGGGCCGCAGGGTCTGTGATCACATGTCAGGGCGCAGGGCCGCAGAGTAATGATCCACACTCGCAGCCCGCAGGGCATCCCACACATCATCAATACCCCTGAACATCGATCCTCGGACCTCGGTCATGGGTTTCGTAGCTAAATCAACAGCTTCCGAGCCCTCAAATAAATGGATGTAACCCGAAGCAGGGGACTTTACCAAGAAAAACGAGAGGCCTCCGCGCGCCCAATATGCTGTATGCCAAGCAACTTGATGCGGGGAAAGATTTACCCCGGAATTTTTGAGCACCTTCAGCTCTACCCAGAAGGGTAAAGCTTTCCACAATACATGCACGTCGGGTATGCCCCCGCCCGCCCTGTTTTCAATCCTCATCACGAGGGCGTCTTTGGGGCGGCTTGCCCGCATTGAGTTCCAGAAGTTCGCTTCGGGTCCCTTGCTCATGGGGCGTCACATCCTTGATGGGCTGGGCATCCAGTTGGAAAGCCTGCGGATACTGTTGCTGCAACGCCATGAGGCGCGCGGTGATCTCGTCACGCGAGAGCTGGTCCATCGTGTTGATGTTCTCGCGGCGGTCAATCGTCAGCCCGCCCAGCGCGGACCTGATCTTCTCGGCGTTGATTGCTGCAGAGAATTGACCCGCTTTCTCCGCACCCGAAGAGAGCTTGGCAAGCCGCTCCAACTGTCCGATAGCGGTCACTCCATAGCGGCGCTGCCGCTCCTCGCGCAGCTCTTGGATACGCTCGACCACATGCGGGAAGTCACGGCCGTTGAGGAGCTTCTGGGCATACGGCGCAGCGACAGCCTGAGAGAAGCCCGCGCGCCGGGCACACTCGGCACCAGAATAGATTCCCTCGGCAATCAGGTTTGCGAAAGTCTCTTGCCGATTAGACAGACGACCCTTGCGGGGGTCGGGTTTCCCGTCGGCCCTGAGGTACACGCCATCTGGGTAGTCTTCGTTTTCCACCCAGCTCTCCTCGGTCTTGTCCCAGTAGTCGGGCTTGTTCTTGTTGTACGGCATCCTGTCCTCCAAGATGTTGTTGTTCGAAACATACAACAGGCGAGGCCCACCCTTCAAGCGAGTTTCCCTATAGGGGTTCTCCAGATGAATTACCTCCAGAGAAAATCAAAAAGTCGCGCGCGGGCGGCCAGACAACTCAACTCGTACTAAACAACCTAAAGTGTACTCGTGACACCTCGTGACATACCCTATGGTTTAACGTCACGGATGCGTCACGACTGTAAGTTATTGAAATCACTACATGAAACAGGTGTTTTTACCCTCCGTGACACTCGTGACACCGTTCCAGAGATTTCAAAATAATTTCAGCGAAATCATCTGGAGAAACCCCTATAGGGAAACTCGCTGTTTCTGGTGCCTAACCCTATGAAAACGCAACAAAAAAGCCGTGACAACATAGTGTCACGGCGGTGTCACCGTACTGGCACGGCGGCACGAATCAGTTGAAGGCAGGTGCTGTTGAGCCCCTATTTTATACAGGTCCAAGGTCCGAGGTGCAAGGCCCAAGACACCAGGAACAATCCCCAAGGTCCGAGGTGCAAGGCCCCCGTTTCAAGCTTGACACCCCCTCCCTCTTGTTGATAACGTACAACCACCACCAGCCTACGGGCTTTTCACAAGGAGACAGCTCAATGTACATTGTTGCATGGACCTACACCCACCCAGAGGAGGGCGTCTTGGACCGCTTTGTGTTGTATGACACGAGGTCCGAGGCCCGAGCTTTTGTGGACACCACTCTGTTGGTGGATGACCGCGTGTACTGCTGGGCTTTGTCAAGGGTCGAAGAGGCTTCGGATCCGCACTGGACGGACGACGACTGGCCTAAGCGTTGAAATGTGCACTGCAATACACACTCAAATGAACAACAAAGAAGGAGAGAACCAATGACCAAGGTCCAAGAGCCGATGATCGTGCTGACATTAGATCAAGCCAAGGTGGCACTGGAGTGCGCCGAGAACGACATCACCACCACGAAGTTTGGCGAGGTCCCTGACTACGGGGACGTTGGCCAGATGCAATTCTATTTGCAGCGCGCGGAGCTGGTGCAGCGTTTGAAGCATCTGATTCGGGTGTGCGGGGAGGAAGTGTGATGCGCTGGCTCTTCATGTGGCAAGACGAGGACCTGAACATGGCCTACGAAATCTATTCCTGTAAGACGGAGTTCGAGGCGCGAGAGCGGTTCGAGAACGACCACCCTGACACGTTCGCCTTCGCCCTGATCAGCGGCGAGGACTTCGGTGTGATGGAGTTTCACGCATGACCAAGTTGCGAGAGCCGAGCTCCGTTGTCGAGATGGCGGAGATGTGCCGTTATGGCCAAGGCCTTGTGTCCACCATGACCGAGGCATCTAACGATGACATCAAAACCGCAAAGGAGATTTTGCGGGCCTTCGAGGGCTGTGACTTCTACGAAATCGAGGACAGCTTAGCGAAAGCTACGGACCAAGTCTTTGAGCACTCTTTTGGCGGGAAAGAGGTATCGGAGCTGATGGTTGACAAGGACTGTCGCCTCCCATCAAAGGTCTGCGCGTTCTGGTCCCCCGGATCGACGGTAAAATTCCATGATCGCGAGGAGCTGTTTCCATTTATGTATCTGGCCGTGGAGGACGAGGACGGGTCTGGGGCCGTCATCGTTTTTCTGGTGTCCCCGTATTTTGGAGCTCTGCATCAGGGTCATTATACCCCGGGGACAGAGGGCACGGTCTTCCTTAGTGGTGAGGTGCAATTCAGCACCGAAGAAAATCAGCAAATCCACGCCATGCACACTCTCACTGTCGCGGCAATATGCTCTCTCATAAACCAGCCCAGCTTTACCAAGAAAGAACCTGCCGGATCGAGGCAGGAGCGCCGCGCGGCCAAGCGCAGCGGGTCGTATGCCAGTGACGCATGGCACAAGATCACATGGAACATTGGCGAAGAGGTCAAGGCCAAGCTCACCCGCGACGAGCCTGTGCGCTGCATGCCTCTGCACTACACGCGGGGGCACTGGCGCAGGGCCGAGGAGGGATGGAAGAACACCACGCTCCGCAAGGACGGGCTCTGGTACCAGTGGATCGAGGGCTTCTGGTCTGGGCACCCGGCCTTCGGCATCAAGAAAGCATATCACGCACCAAAGATGGGAGACGCAGCATGACCAAGGTCCAAGTGCCGGGAACCAAGAGCCACCTCAACGAGCGCGAAGTGGTGCTGGTCACACCCAAGACGGGGATGTTGTTGCAGATTCCTTTGCCCCTTCCGCTCGAGGCCGGACTTAAGGCACAGGAAGAGTATGGCCAACTAAGGCGGCTGTTTCAGGAGGTTGTGGATCACCTGAACGCAACGACAGGAGAGAACGCATGATCAAACACAAATACACCAAGTCCTGCCCCGAGTGCCAAGGTTCGGGGACCGTGGTCTACGAGCGCGTCCACCGCCATTCTGCATCCCGCGACGTCGGCTTCATTGAGGAGTACGAAGACGACTGCGAAAACTGCGGCGGGGTGGGCGAGATCGACGACGATCTGGATGACGACGAGGACCGTGGCGATTGGCTCTTGCACAAGCTTCAGGATGACTACGGCGAGAAGGACGGCCAGTGGCTGCATGACGAGATCAAAGAGGAGGCACCGCAATGATGGTCCGAGCCGCCTTTGGCAACCTGCCCTTGTTCGCCCCTTTCTACTCCGTCTACTACGACACACCCCTGATAAAGGTGTCGAGCAGGACCGGAAGATTTAATGGCGACGGTGAAGTTATGTGGTTTTCGAAAAGCGACCCGGTCATCTTTGAATCCAGAGAGGTGGACTATGTCTGACCCCACCCTCACCCCTATGGCTAAGTGGGATGTGACAGACGAAGCGACGGTTGCAGTCTTGAACGACGCTTCTGTAACAACTCCACCTCGAGTTTGCGGGACCTGCAGCAAATGTTGCGAAGGCCACCTACATGGAAGCGCACATGGACATCCCTTCTGGAAGGGGCGTCCCTGTCACTATTTGGAGAGTGGAAGATGTTCTATTTATGGCAACCATCCTGAAGACCCATGCAAGGTTTTCAAATGCGAGTGGCTCGTCGACGACGATATCCCGGGTTGGATGAAGCCAGACAATGTGAACGCAATCCTCGTGTGGCGAAAGGAGGACAACATTGATTATCTAGATATCTCAGAAGCAGGGGAGAAATTGCGGGCTGAAGTGCTAAGCTGGGCGATCATGTTTTGCCTGCAGAATAACTACAACTTGCAATATATGATTGATGGCGGCGTCAACCGGATTGGATCAAAAAGTTTTCTGGGTCAAGAGCAGCCGGACGAAACGCTGACGGAGATACCGCAATGAGCAAGTGGGACGTGACCGACCAGCCCTTTGAAATCCTCGACGACACGTTCTTCGACCAGATGGGCCTGCGTCCCAAGCATGCTGAAAAACCTACAACCACCCCCCAGTCTAAGGTTTATCCCAAGGCGGAGACGAGCGACTGGTACAAACAAGGCAAGGAGTGTCCCTTTTGAGCGACCTAACAGACAAAGAGTTTCAGGCTATCTTCTCAGCACTGCCCGACAATCTGGACGAGGACCACCTCGCCGCCCTGATCATGACCATGGTGGATGCCTATGCACCCTCGGGTCCAGAGGGCGTCGTGTTCCTGTTGACGGTTGTCTACAGCTACGCCCGGGCCAAGGGCTGTTCTCGCGAGGCCTTTGCCCGGCTGGCAACGGAGTTTGCAGAGGGCTTCGTCAAACAGAAACAAGAATTCAAACACTAGAAGGAGAGAGCAATGACGACGTACATGACCGTACTCTGGATCACGATGCATGGCGGGCCGCTTGAGGGCTCGACCTACGGTATCCCTTACATCAGCGCAGCCGCCTGCAAGAAGGCCATTGTAGCTGTGGGCGACACACTGGACTACGACTACAGCATGGAGTGCGCCTCCCTCCCAATCGAACAGGAGGTGCTGCCATGATGTTCTGGAGGAAAGAACCAAAGACCATGCCCGTGCGTGACGTGCAGTCAGAAGCGGTGGCAGCGATCATTCAGGGCGCGTCGGTCCTGCCATCAAAGCGGCTGACCAACGCGATCTACATGGCGCTGCTGGAAAACCGCGACTTATCGACGGCGGAGCTGGACGATCTGGCGAACAAGATCTCGCGGTTGGCTTGGAACAGGGGGCGCAGATGACTTACGTTTTGATTGTGCTGATCGGCACAAACGGTGTCGCAATGCAGGAGTTTAACAGTAAGCGGTCTTGCGAGGCAGCAATTGAATTTGTTCGTGATAACGCGCACATCGTTGTCATGGAGTG